TCATTAAATTTCGATCCGACAAACGCAAGAAAGCACGATCAAAAAAATCTCGATGCAATTGCGGGATCGCTTAGATTGTTCGGACAGCGTAAACCAATTATTGTCACGCCCGACAACATTGTTGTTGCGGGTAATGGAACTTTGGAAGCAGCAAAGAAATTAGGCTGGACTGACATTGTGATTAGTCGCACCCCAGTCGGCTGGACTTGGGATCAGATCAAAGCCTACGCGCTGGCGGATAACCGCACTGCTGAATTAGCCGAATGGAATGCCGAAGTTCTAAAAGAACAAATGCTGGAACTAGATGCAAACGGTTGGGAACTACAAGAATTTGGATTTGTCGAATTACAACCACCGCTAGGTAATCCCGATGATCACGAAAATCTTTATACACAATCTGTAAACATTCCGCAGTACGAAATTGTTGGCGAGCAACCAACAACAGAATCGTTAGTCAATGAAAGCAAGACCAAGTTTTTGCAAAAGCAAATCTATGCCAAGAATTTGTCTAACAAAGACATTGAACAATTTTTAATCTTAGGAACATACAGGCATTTAGTTTTTAATTACAAACTGATTGCCGAATACTACGCGCACTGCGATAAAGACACGCAAGAACTGATGGAACAGTCTGCGCTAGTAATCATTGATATGGCAGACGCAATTGCAAATGGTTATGTAAAGTTTATGGAAACAATTGAATTGTTAGAAAAACAAGATGGCTAGAGATAAAAAGAATTTTGCTATTTTTATTTTGACACACGGCAGACCAGACAACGTCATAACCCTAGAGTCATTACGCAAAGCAAATTATTCAGGCAAAACTTATTTCATAATTGACAATGAGGATACGCAAGCACAAACATACATAGATAAGTTTGGCGCGAACAATGTTTTTATGTTTGACAAAAAAGCAATAGCGAAAACATTTGACGATGCTTACACCGGTGAGGATCACCGCGCAATTGTTTATGCTCGCAACGCTTGTTTTGCAATTGCTAAAGATTTGAATCTTGATTATTTTTTACAGTTAGACGATGATTACACTGCTTTCCTACACAGATTTGTTAAGGGTGACAAAATTTGTTCTAAGCAAATTGCAAACTTTGACAAGATCGTTGATGCAATGCTTGATCTGCTCGAAAGCACAAACGCGCTGACAGTTGCTATGTCGCAGGGTGGCGATCATATGGGTGGCGTAGATGGCAAAATCAAAAATGGTTTATTGCGTAAAGCGATGAATTCATTTTTTTGCCGTACCGATACACCAGTGAATTTTATTGGCAGAGTTAATGACGATGTGAACGCGTATGTTTGTTACGGACAGCGCGGGGAATTGTTTTTGACAACAATGGCTTTGCAACTAAATCAGGTTCAAACACAACAGGGATCTGGTGGAATGTCAGAATTTTACAAAGATTCTGGAACGTACACAAAATCTTTCTATTCCGTAATGATGGCACCATCTTGTGTCAGTATTGGCACTATGGGCAGAACTGACAGACGTTTTCATCATTCAATCAAGTGGGACAATGCTGTTCCTAAAATAATCAACCAAAAATACAAGAAGGTGTAAAAATGAAAATTGGTGTAACTGGCGGTTCAGGTTTTATCGGTTCGTATGTTTGCGAGGAATTAGCAAGGCGTGGACACACTGCTTTAATTCTTGATCACCGCGGTCGTGCAGAAAATGGAATGCTTGGCGATGTACGCGATGCAACTATTGTCAATGAGTTTGCCGCACACGTAGACGGCATCATTCATTTAGCCGCAGTTTTAGGAACAGTTGAAACAATTGATGCTCCGCTACCAGCAGCAGAAACAAACATCATTGGAACATTAAATGTTTTCGAAGCAGCGTCACGTTATGACTTGCCCGTTGTATTTGCAGCAGTAGGTAACGCGAACATTGCGCGTGGAACTTACTGCATCACAAAATCAGCAAGCGAAAGATTTGTTGATATGTACCGCATAGATCGTGGTTTGCGTGTTACATCTGTGCGACCTATGAACGCCTATGGACCACGACAGAGCGCACCCGCACCTAAGGGTTCTGCAAAGGTTCGCAAGATTGTTCCGTCATTCGTTACATCTGCATTAAGCGGTGAACCGTTGCGTGTCTATGGCGATGGTACACAAATTAGTGATTCTGTTTGGGTTGGCGATGTTGCGCGCGTATTCGTAACTGCCCTAGAGAACGCAGCGAATGGTAATGTCCCAGATCATCCAATTGATGTAGGCAACAAGATTCCAACAAATGTTTTAGCAGTCGCAAATGAAGTGATTAAAAATGTTAAGGGTGCAACAATTGAAACTGTACCTATGCGCGCAGGTGAACCTTTTGGTGGTCCGATAGATACACAAGAAAAACTTATGACGGCTGTTCATAGTGTTCTTGATGTTAATCCGTATTTACGCAGCATTGATGTTCGCAGAGTTATGCGTGAACTTGGTACAGTTGTTAGTGCAGATGTTTCTACACTTGCAGCAATAGGAATAGATCATCAAAGTTTTAAGCCACTAGCAAACGGAATTTCAGAAACTGTTTCGTGGTTCAAAGAAAACGATGGTGTGACTTGGTTCTCAAATAATAAATAACAGAGGGATAAAAAATTATGGCTACGCGTGGACGGCCACCAAAGCCAACTGAGCAAAAAAGAATGATTGGCAATCCTGGCAAGCGACCATTACCAAATCAAGGTGAAATGGTTTTGCTTCCATCTGCTTATGACATTCCTGTACCTCACAGACCATTACTATCTGCTGGACAACAATTATGGGATCGCATTTGGGGAATGGGACAAAGTTGGATTAGTCCGACAACTGACATAGATTTACTACTTATGACCTGCGAATTGTTAGATGAGCGATGGAATTTGCGCATCCAAGTTATGAGTAGCAATCGACCAGACGAACGAAAAGCATTGCGTGAGTTAGATAGACAACTTGTTGCAAATCTTTCTTTACTAGGATTTACGCCGACAGATCGCACCAGACTTGGTGTAGCAGAAGTCAAGCGACAATCTAAACTTGAGGAATTAAAATCACGTGCCAGCCAAAATTGATTCTTGGCCACCGACTTGGCTTACACCTGTAAACAAACCTGCGCTAAAAAAATCACGCGGTTGGCAAGTTTCAGATTTCATTAACACGTTTGCAATTCAAACGAAAGAAACTGTTGCGGGATATTCCGGTGATCCTATGCAGATGCGACCGTGGCAAACTGAACTGCTAAATAATTTGTTTGCGGTAAATACCGCGGGAAAATTTCAGCATCGAACAGCCCTGATCGGAATGGCAAGAAAGAATGGCAAATCTGCGCTGGGTTCTGGTATCGGTTTATGGTCTTTAATTATGGGCGCGCAAGGTGGTGAAGTTTATTCTTGTGCCGCCGATAAAGAACAGGCGCGCATTGTTTTCGGCGATGCTAAGAAAATGATTGAAGCAGAACCAGAACTATCTGAACTGTGCAATGTTTACCGCGATGCAATCGAAGTTCCCGCAACTGGTTCTGTTTACCGCGTACTGTCTAGTGAAGCATTTACAAAGGAAGGTCTGTCACCAACAATGGTGATCTTTGATGAATTGCACGCTGCACCGAATCGTGAACTCTGGGACACGATGTTGCTTGGTATGGGTGCGCGCCGTGAACCTATGGCTATTGCGATCACAACTGCTGGCGTTAAATCGGATTCAACAGGACAAGACTCAACCGCATACGCTTTGTATCAGTACGGCAAACGTGTCGCTGCTGGTGAAGTCGATGATCCGACTTTCTTTATGGCGTGGTGGGAAGCAGACAATGAAGCAGATCACACAATAGAAAAAACTTGGAAAGCAGCGAATCCAGCCTTTGGTGATTTAAATGATCCCGCAGATTTTTCAGCAATGGTTAAGCGAACACCAGAAGCAGAATTCAGAACAAAGCGTTGCAATCAATGGGTCAGTTCGCAACTTTCGTGGTTGCCTAACGGATCGTGGGAACCACTAGCAATTGAGCGTGAGATCGCTGCTGACACGCCAGTTGTACTTGGTTTTGATGGTTCGTTCTCTGGCGATGCGTCTGTCATTATCGGTGTAACGCAAGAGGATCAGCCACACGTTTTTATGATTAAGGCTTGGGAAAAACAACCAGACGATGATGATGATTGGCGCGTAGACATTTTAGATGTAGAAAACACAATCATTCAGTTCTGCTCTACACATAATGTGCGAGAAATTGCTTGCGATCCATTCCGTTGGCAAAGAACAATGCAAGTTTTAGATGATGCTGGTTTACCTATCGTGGAATGGCCATCAACTTCACCAGCGCGTATGGTTCCAGCCTGCGCGAAATTTTACGATGCTGTGGTTGCAGGGAAACTTACACACGATGGCAATCCGTTACTGACTAGGCATTTATCCAACGCCGTTGTCAAGACTGATCGAATCGGACCACGCATTGTTAAAGAACATCGAGGATCACCGCGCAAGATAGATGCGGCAGTTGCTAGTATCATTGGATTTGATAGGGCAACTGTTTCTCGTGATGAACCCGTTGTCCCACAATTCTTTAGTTTTTAGGGAGTGTTTGTTGTTAGCCACAATTTTACAATTAGTTGGTCTTGCGTGTATCTCTCTGGGGTTAGGTTTATTCAGTTTGCCTTTAGGAATTGTTGCAACAGGTATTAGTTGCATTCTCGTAGGTTTAGCATTTGAGAGGGGT